CTAACGCGTTTCAACCGTTAGCGCCTCAAGCTCGATTTCGACTAAATCCGGACGACACGAGCGCCGGCCCGTCACAGCGATGTCGGCAACAATATGCCCATCGATCTCAAAGTCGCCCCCAAGGATTGCAGCCGCGGCGCGATCGACCGTCTGTTCAGCGCCATCGCCCGAAACGCATAGCGCGTAGCGATGTCGGACGCCGACAAAGGTAACGCTGGACCAGCGGCGCTGGCTTGATGACCTGATGTTGGCCGCAGCGGGATGAAACCTCCCGGTAATCGCCGCACACAATCTTCCATGCACGTCAACGTTCATTGGGCTGCATCCAGGAATGCCTCGATGCGAGCGGTCAGGCTGGCGCCAGCCACTCGTCCTTGGCGCAAGTCGAATGTGACCCGGAAATAATTAAGATCTATAGAGTGGCCGGGATTCGCCGACATGTTGTCGGATAAAATGGGATGAAAACCGCAGAAATGCGCCACTGCGTTGAGTGTGCCAAACGGGCGCGAATTTTTTCCGGTGTCCCGGTCGTTTCACGCCAAAATTGGGCTGCAATGCCCCTGTAACCCGCAGAAATGCGTCGCGCACCACCACAGAGTCCAGCCTTCGCGCAAAATCAGCGAAACCCGCAGAAATCTGCCGGAAACGGGCGGTTAAGCGGCGAAGAGTCCCGGTCAAGAGTCCAGCCCCCTTAAACATTTCTGATAACCAATTCGGTTACTGTCTTGGTCTTGTCCATGCCGCCGATCTGATAGACCGTTTGGACCTCATCGATCGCGAAGCCGGCGAACACTCGGCGGACCTCCGGGTGGTCGTTGAGGCTCAGGATGAACTTCCCCCTGATGCCCGAAAGCTGCTTCGCCATCGCCTGGAACTGGCCCCGAGAAAACAGGTCACGGCCATAATCGGCCTCGCACCCATAGTAGGGCGGATCGAGGTAAAAAAGGGTCCCAGGACGGTCGTATTTTTCGATGAAATCCGACCAGTCCAGACGCTCGATCGTGACGTCTGAAAGGCGCTCGTGAATGGCCTCGAGATTAGGGATGATTTTGGTCATGTCGAAGCGCGCCGGTGTGACCGGAGAGACACCGAAATTTCGACCCGAAACCTTGCCCCCGAATGCCAGCCTCTGGAGGTACAAAAAGCGCGCTGCGCGCTCCAGGTCCGTGAGCGTTGCAGGGTCGGTTTTCATCAAGCGGTCGAACCCGGCGCGGCTCGTGATTTGAAACCGCAGCATGTCGAGGAAAGCCACATAGTGACGTTGCAGGATCCGGAAAAAAGTCGAGACATCTTCCGACCAGTCGTTGATGACCTCGACCTTCGGGCGCCGCGTGCGGCGAAGGAAAATGCCACCCATCCCGACGAACACTTCGGCATAGGTGGTATGCTCGATCGAGCCGATCAGCGGGACGAGCCGCTTTGCAAGGTTGCGCTTGCCGCCGATATATCCGGCTGCAGGGCGGACGGGATGGACAGATTCGAGACTCGACACCATGACAATGTTCCTGTTATGTTCCCTATGCCTGTGCGCAGGTGGCGGGATGAACCCGATAAGGTTCCATTGGGTCATGGCCGCTCGTTTCGGCCGGATTGGGGCGTTGCCGCGCCCCTTCCCCCGCCTCGCGGCGGGTGTTCGTTGATTCTTTACTCGTTTTGCCCTATACGAATCGGACCGCACGGCGGACGCGCCGCGCTGATCGATCCTGGCGGTGGTGGATCCAAGGTCAGCGAAGAACGAGAGGGGCGTCGGGCAACCGGCGCCCTTTCTATTTGCGGCGATAGGCAAGGACGCCTCCCCTGACCTTCGGGCTCGTGGCATAGTTCGTGCGGCTGCTCGTGATCGCGGTGATCCCTTTCCAGCCGTCTGCCCCGATATCCATGACGATGACGATCGGCTTCGTCTTTCCATCGATCGTGAAGCGCGTAATATAGCGCCGCGTCAGCCTCCGCCGCGTGCCGGTCGGCGTCTTCACTTCCTCCCAGACGTACCAGATTTCGTCGGGGTCCTTGAGACCTTGAGCCATCAGCCGGATATGTTTGCGACGGTCGGAATCGACAAGTTTTTCGGTGTCCGGACCGCCCTTGACGCCGCCCCTGTAGAAGAAGCTGTCGTCGATCACGAGCGGCTGGCCGACCGCATCGTTGATCGTGACGGCGCCGGCGCTGTTGCGCGTTCCGAATGTGTCGATGAACGCGTCGATCAGCGCCTGGTAGGTAACACCTTCGGGCATCAGCAACGACGACGAGCGGTCGCGCGGTTCCGGCAGCGCTGGCAGCTCGCCGGACGCGATGATCGGTTCGCTGATCGGGCCTTCGGCCGGGATCGGGACGAGCCCGCGCATATGTGCATTTCCGACATTATAGGCAAAGCCCGGATCGATGCCTGTGGGCACCGATTCGACGATGCCGTCGCCGCGGATGAAGTCCGAGGTCTCGACGCCGTCGAGCGTCTCGCCGGTCGGCCAGCCGATCGCGCGCAGCTCGGCGTCGGTCGTCACACTCAAACCCATCGACGTGAGGTCGCGCTGCGAGAGCTGGATGACATTGCAGCGGCACCCCCAGCCATTGGGTGGATAGAAAATGCGCCAGGCCGGATGATCGACTGGAAGGATAATGGGTTTGGTGCCGGTATCGAGCCCGCCCCAGAGGCGATGCAAGGGCCGCGTGCGGCCGTCCTTGACGGCCGAATACATGAGGAACGGCGCGCGCGCTTTCAGCGCCTCGATCCGCTTCCACTGGCCGGCTGCGCGCGCCATGCGCAGGTTCGTGTTGTAGATGGTTCGCAGCCGCGCGTCGGTCAGGATATTGAGCGGCGCGGTGCCATCCGAGACCGCCTTTTTAAGATCGGGCAGGATACCCGATTTCCACATCTCGAAGGTGCCGCCTTCGGCCAGCGCCTTGTCGAGGCTGGCGCGGGTTTCTTCAAGGATGGTGCGATCGGTGATGCCGGCAACAGTGAAGGCGCGGGCATGCTCTTCCTGCCAGACATCCCACCAGCGCCGCGATATCGGATATTCTCCCTTGGCGCGGAAGAATTCGACGGTCTCGTTTGGCGGCAGGCCGACGGCCGGACGGATTTCAGGCATCTACCGGGCCCGGCGTAAGCCGCATCCTGCCGCGGCCATGACCTCCCTGGACTTTGCCGCCATACATTTCCACAAAGCCCATATCGCGAAGCCGGTTCCATGTCCTGCGGCTGACAGGCGCGGTCTCGCCCTGGGCAAGCAACACGCCATAGATATCAAAGCAGCCATCACCGCCATGCTCTTTGAGCCATTTGAGGGCTTCGGATTGATGGATGGTGAGCAGCGGGCGCATCAGCACTCGACCAGTTGGCCATTGTGAAGGAATCCGTGGTAGCTCCCGGCCACGATTGAGCCGCCGCCAGCTGCGCAAGTATGGCCGTTCTTATCGACGTGCAGCGTGCCGTCTTCCGGGCGACCATGACGAACCCAGCATCGGTGAGTATCGTCGTTCGGCATCGTGCAATTGCTGGCGCGGCTGTCGATCATCCATTCGCCACCTGGCGTCTTCACTACGAGGCAGCGACCGTCTGGTCCACGGTAGCGATTGCTTTCCCGGTCGATCATCCAGTCAGCATTCCAGCACGCGCCAACGGGCGCGTCTTGGAGGGTCATCAGCTCGCCGCTATCGATGCGCCGGTAAAGCCTGCGGGCGAAATCCTGCCAGCTGTCGTGGTCACTGAACTCGTAGCCGCATGCGCAATGTGTCGGCCAGCGAGTGTCGAATGCCAACGCCTCGGCCTTTGTGCCGAATGAGAAGGACGCCGAAACGGGGCGGTCTCCCAGCGGAAAATGAGCGTTGCAATAACCCATCCCGGAGGCGCCACATTTTCCTTCGGATGACGATCGATATCGCCGCAGACTGGCGCGCTCCTGGTCGGTAGGTTCGATAAAAAAAACGGGAATCATTGCTCAGCCCCCGTCTCCGCACCGATCCTCGCACCAAATGTCGCCCGTCCAAGCACCTGCGTCAGCAGCGCTGCATCGGCCGTGTCGAGCGCCTGCAGGAGCGATGCATCAAGCTCTTCGGGGGACCCGCTGGCCTCGATCGCATCGATCACGGCCTTCAATTGCGGCGAGAGCGGCGCCCAGCCCTGCTCGGCCAGGATTTCGGCAACGACCTGGTCGATCGCATCGGCATGACCTTCGGCGAAGCTGGTTTCGGAAATCCGGTCTTTCCAATCCTCATCGAGCGGCTCGAATATCTCGGGCCCGAACACCAGCTTGCCCTGGTAAGGCTCGACCGCGTCCAGATCGGCGGGCGCGCCATCATAGCTGATCGTCACATGAGGGTGGAACTTCGCAAAGTCCCAGGATGCGCCCTTTTCGTGCATCTCCTCGTGACGCCACTCGATCTCACCGCTCGAAAAGTGCAGCACAACCGCATCTTCGCCGAGCTTGCCGACCGCCCGCGGCCCACCTGCCGGCACGATAATTTCGCCGGTGGCGGGCCCCCAGCCTCCACCCATCGCGAACCAGTCCACCGGCCTGCGCGAATAAACGATCGTCACATGAAGATCGGCAGCCGGAAGCGTCGACGTGAAGCCCTGGGCTTTCGCCCAGGCAAGGAATTCCTTCGCATTCTTGAGCTTGCGATAGACATAGAGCGGGCGCGGATCAGTCGCCGCAAAACTCACCGGCTCGGGCTTGGTGCCGGGCTTCGGATTGTCGCCGGGCTTCGGAGCTGGAACATCTGCAGGACGCGCTTTCGGATCGACGGTCGCAGGATCCGGCTGCCTGGGTTCAGGCTTGCGTTCATAGCCGTCGCCATAGGTGTCCTTGAAGCTCTCCTCGGTGCGCACCCATCCGAGCGAATCGAGCGCGCCATCAGTCTCCGCCATGACTTTGAGGTCCGCTTCCTCTTCGACCAGTCGCACAACCTGCGGAGCTGCGACATCGGTTCCGAAGTTGATGTCGGTCCACCAGCGCGCCGGGCCATTGTTGAAGCTGTCGGACAGAAGGTCGGCATCGGCCTTCACGACCTCCAGCTTCACATCGGCGTGGACCTTGGCCTGGCTCATCGACGAGCCGTCCTGCGTTGTCATCGTTTGCGACAGGCACAGCTTGGCGATCGCCTCGTCCATGTAACGGCAGAGAGTGGCAAAGTCGCCCGTCCCGGACTTCGCTGCCTGGAGCAGTTCGACTGCGACGCCTTCAGGTACCGCGAAGCCCGAATCGGTAGCCATGGCCTGGAGCATCTGGACGATCTTGGCGACATCGGATGCCGGCGTTCCTCTCCGATACGTGGCCTTGGCGGTCGGCGTGCCGAACTTGTCGAGGAAGATATTCCAGAACCGGATGCCGTTTCGCTTGAAATAGGTCGGCCAGTAGAGCCAGTCGGCAAGACCCTCACCATAGGGCTCGTCGTCATTGGTGGCACCGGTCGCCGTCACCCAGAATTTGCGATCCGGGAGCAGCTCGCCGTCGGGCTTCGCACTGGTCACCAGGCGGAACGCGCCATCCTTGTCATAGCGGAAACGCCGGCCATGGCGCACGATGATCTTCGTAAAGCCGATACGGCCGTCGACCGGCCCCCAAACGAGCTCCGCCACCTGATACCCGTAGAAGGTGCACCACAGCTTCTTTTCGGTAACGCGGTCCCAGGCAAGAGATTCGAGATTGGCTTTGAGCGCTTCCGCTGCCTCGACGCTACGCGGATCCTGATCGTCTCCCGGCAGCACATCCCATTCGGCGGAGACGACGGCACGGATCCGCTGCTCCATGCAGGACTTGACCTGATCGTCCTTGCGGATTTCATCGTACGCGCCCCAATCGACCGAACGCAGAAGCCGCCGATCTCGCGGCTGCTTGAGCGCCAGCGTGAAGGGCTGGGTAATGTCGCGGCCGTTCCCGGTCGTCGCGATCTCACCGCCAAGCGGTGCCGCTGCGATGGTCTTCGGTGCCCTGGCCATCAAAAGCCTCCCAATGTCTGGAATGGATCGATATCGGCGCGCCGCACGCTGCCGAAGCCGATGCCGGTCTCGATCATCTCTCCGCTAAGCGACGAGCGCGCGCCGGTTGTGTGGAGGTCGAACGGCCCGATATCCTCATCAGCCGCAGCGACCAGGTGCATGAGCGCGATCGCGGTATCGCCGTGGCGCCGGTTCTTCGAACCATCGGCCCGGTCGTCGGCGCGATCGACGATCGCGGGCACGCCCTTCACCAGCTTGATCAGCCGCAAGTCGTCAACGACGCCTTCCGATCGGGGAATGGCAAGGGTCCTGTCCTCGATTCGTGCCTTCAGCCGCGGCATCATTGCAAGATAGGTCTTGGGGCTGGCCATGACGGCCTCGATCCGGTCTTCGCCGTAGAGATCCTGCATGGTTTCGGCGAGCTGCTGTCCGTTGCCGCGCGCATCCATCTTGCCGGCAGCGAAAAGGCGCATTGCATCGACGATAAAGCGCAGCACCAACTCCTGCTCGCGGAAGGGCACATTGCGCATCTCGATTATGAAACGGCAGACAAGGTTGGCGAGATCGTCGTACTGGCCGACCGCAAGCGCGGAGAGATCGCTCGTGCGCGCGAAGTCCTGCCCGAAATAGCTGTATTTCACGGGATCGAGCCGGGCGAGAAGCGGCGCGACCTCGGTCTCGAGCCATTCCCTGACCCAATCCTCGCGCCAGTCCATCGAGTTGCGCTCGAAGCCATTCGGGCAGGAGAGGCGAAGCACCGGCCACTCGGCCGACATTGCCGCCTCGATCGTCGCGCGCGCCAGATAGGTCCCAGATCCCCTCGAAGGGATAACATCGAGCTCCTCGGCCGCCGCTTCGCCGTAGAAGCTACGCAGATCGGCCTCCCAGGCGTCTTCTGCATCCTGCGACCAGTTCTTGCCCGTGCGCAGGCAGATGCGCTTGTACAACCCCTGGTCGAGCGCGTCCTGGAGCGTGAGCCGCATCACGGCGCCTTTGCGCTTGCCACCCCTGATTTCTTCGATCAATTCGTTGAACGGATTGTCGGCGCCATCATGGGTCGAGATGACCACGACCCGTCCACCCCACATGAGCAGCGCCATGGCGGCCTTGAGCAGTTCGCTGAGCTGCTCGTGGAAAGCGGCCTCGTCGATGATGACGACGCCCTGTTTGCCTCGCAGCGACCGTGGCTTCGAGGACAGCGCGACAATCGAGTGGCCGGAGGGATAGTCGATTCGGAAGGCCTTGATGCCGTTTTCCGAACCGTCGTCGAAGAGGAACTCGGACTGCTCGCCGACCTGGTCGAAGGCCTTGGTGAAATCGCCGCAATAGCCGATGAACTCGCGGGTCATGTCGAGGTTGTAGGCAATGTAGAAGACGTCCATGCCTTGCCTTTCGGCAGAAGCGGTCAACACGGCGTCCGCCGCAAAGCCGTAGGTAAGCCCGGTGCGGCGCGACTTTTCCGAGACGAACAGCGCGTTCGCGTGGCTCAAACGGATTGCTTCCGCCTGGTAAGGCAAGAGTACCGGGGGAAGCTTGCTCATCGGCGCGGCCTCCCTTGCGAATTGACAGGCCGCTCGCCCTGAGAGTGTTTGATGCGACGGTGCTGTTTGCCGGATGCAGGCCGGTTGGTACCGCGGGGGTCGAACCACTCCGCAGCGCCGGTTGCAATGCGATCGACGCATGATGCGATCCAGTCCCAGCCGGCCTCGCCGTCTCGACTGATCAGATCGAAATTGGGAACTTCGGTCCTGACCGGTCTGAAGTGATCCGCGATCCTCAATTTCCAGTGTCGGCCGCACCGGTCGATCAGCTGCAGATAGTTGGAGTTCGATCGACGGTTGCTCGATTTGCTCGTACGAACGACCTTGAGTCCCAGCCCAAGAGCCCGGTCTCTAAGCTTCCAGGCCATCATGCTGTGGGCGCCCGGCTTGGTCGGTCCGAACCCTTCGACATGCTTGAGGCCTTCGGGGCGTGCGCGTCCCATCAGGCGGTCTCGCGCGGCGCAAGCCAAACAGAGCGCGTCATCGGATTGGGCTGGAGAACATCCCAGACGACCCAGCAATAGTCGGTCTTCCCGCCCTTGAAGGCGCGACTGCCGAGATCGGCCACGACGTCGCCGGGCGGCATCGACGGCCGCTGCGAGAGATAAGCGACGTAGAGGGGCGGATGCTCGGTGAAGAAGACATGCCGCGTCCGGCTGGCCAGCCAGTTGAGCGGAACCAGGATCGCGACAAAGCGCTTGGCCAGGCGCAGCGCATGGCGCGCGAACTTCTCTGCGTCGCGGTAAGGAGGATTGGTGACGATCGACCAACTGCCTGGAGGCAGGAACGCTGCATCGAGCCCGAGGAAATCGTGGCATCCGTGGAAGTCGAGCGAAAGCCGGTCGACAATATCGGTTCCCATCACCTTGAAACCACGGTCCCTGAATACGGAGAGGATGTTGCCACCCCCGCAAGACGGATCCCAGACACCGGATTTCCTGCCCCGCCAAAGCGAGCCGTTCAATCCCGGCCCGATCAGATCAGCCAGCGCTTCCACGCAAAACCGCGGTTCGACATACCAGTCTTCGGGATGCCTCAACGACCGCGTCTTGGGCTTTCCCTTCGTCATATGGCGCCAGGGAAGTTGAGAGTTGGGGGGGGGCGCTTAGACATCAGCCATCGATCCCCAGGATCTGTGCCTTGATGGCGTTGATCGCCTCGGGGGATGCGCCGGCCTTCTTGCCGGCCTTCTCGGCAGCACTGGCCGCTTCGGCGAGCGCTTCCTTGCGGATGGCCCGCCGCCGCTCATCGTCGATCTTCGCGGCGGTCACGGCATCCTTGACGGCGGCCGCATTGAGGCGCAGCTCCATCGGATTTTGCTGGCCCGGCGCCGCCGCAATGATGTTTTCGGTGATCTGCGTCGTCAGCAGCTGGATAAGGAGCTGTGTCTGCTTGTCGTTCGCATCACCGAATTCTCCGGCGAACGCGGCGGAGGCGGCGCGAATATCCCGCTGGCGACTGGCCAGTTCGTTGAATTTCTTGGAGTAGCGGCCAAGAGCCGATCGGCTGATATTCGCGCCCAGGCTATCGATGATTTCCTTGATCTCATCGATCGTGCAGCCGCGCTTTATGGCCTGGTTCACGGCCTCATGAATTGCGGGATTGCGCGTGACGGTGGAGCGGGCTCCCATGATCACTCGCCCGTCTTGTAGAGCGAGACACCTTCAACGGACAGCCGGCCATTTGCAGCGTCCCGGCCATCGGTCAGGATCCGTGCGACAAGATAGGGACCAAGACCCTCGACAATGACGAGCTTGGCATCCGCGAGCCACTGGAGCTGCTCTGCAACGTCACGGCGCGCCACACGGTGCCCCAACTCGTTGAGCAGGATGGTGAGCGTCGCATCGTTCTGCTCACCCCCGATGCTCTCCATGAGATCGAGGATCGCCCGGCGGACCAGTGGGACGATGACCGGGCTCATTTGGGTTTGCCCTTCCGGACGGCGCTGCCGATCAGTGTGTGGAGATAGTTGTTCGCCGTATCGAGCTGGCGACCGATCCCCTTTACCCCGGTTTCGACCGCAGACATGCGCTCTGCAAGCGCGCCGATTTCTTCGTGGAGTTGCTGGCGCGTGGGATCCGCGTCGAGATGCGCCTCGAGCAATTCCAGGCGGGTATGATGATTGGTGATCGCCTCTCCGATCTTTTCGACCTGGGACTTGGAAGCGAATTTCGTGCCAAGGAACAGAACCAGGCCAAAGCCGGCGAGACTTACGACGGAGACAATGACCGGGTATACGGCCCGGAACCAATCGAGCAACGAACCGGACATCAGACTTCCTTGATCTCGACGGTGAAGCGCAGCTTTCCAGCCACGCTCGCCAAGTCGGCCATGTCGCGGTCCAGGAGCCTCACACAGCCATGCGTGGGCTTCAGGATGATGTTTCCCCGCCCTCCATGGATGCCGAGGCCTCTGCGGCCCTTCAGCTCGGCTTGGCGCGCCTGTGACCCGTCATAGAAATTGTCGGGATCGAGGGTAATCCACAGGAGGCCGATGCCAGTGACCGGATGGGGCAAGTGGGTAACGAATGTCGTCGCATAGCGGCCGGTCGGCGTGTCGCCGCGATATTTGAGCGGATCTCGGCTCGGATTGCTCGCATGTCCGGCGCTGCGGCCGAGACAATGGCATGAAAACATGGTTTGGCCACGATCATCCCGGAGAACCAGGGTGCCTGGTTTCTTTCGGTCCTTGGGCAACGTGATGGTGATGGCGCCGTTCATGACCCGCTCCTCGCGCAAAGCCTGTTGAAGTCAGGCTGCACAATGGCGGGATGAAGAGAGGTGCTTACCGTTCTGTGGGCAGAACCAAGCGGGAACGGCGCTTCGAGATTCGCGGGCCTATGTCGCCCGAACTGGCGCGTTCGTCAAATTGTCGTTCCGCGGGGGGGGGTGAAAACATGGCAAGCTGATGTGGATCATTCGGCCAACGCCGCTCGGCCGCCACGCAAATCGGGCATTGGCATGGCTTGCCGAAAACCTTGCTCATCTCAGACCTCCTCGTATTCAACCACATCGAACGGCGATCGCCCGAGCGACCAGCGAAGCGCGCCCTTGCCGCTGGCAGGCCATGGCTCTTTGGGTTCGCTCCCATTGCGCAGCCTGACCCTCACGCGCTTGGCGGTGCCTTCGAGTTCCCGAGGACAGTATCCGGGATTGGGTTTCAATTGCTGCCTCGATCGATCGGGCAATCGGCGGCATGGGCCGGACACCATGCGAGCCAGCCATGGCCGGGTCCATCGTGGCGCACTGACCAGCCTTCCTTTCGCGCCTGGACGGCCGCCTCCGTCATTTCCTGGCTCGGCACCGCGATGGTGCCTTCGCAGGCGCGCACGTCGCAAAAGAAGCGCGCGCCGGTCATTGGCCTTCCTCCGCCTCGGGTTCCGGAAACATCTCCATCTGGCCGACATATTGACGCCTGCGGGGCGACAACTCCGGAACCGGTGCATCGCCTTTGCCCTGGCGATCGGCGTTAACCAGGCCGGACAGGTAAGTCCGGCTTGTGCGCAGGATATGGGCGCCCTCGGTCAGCGTCATCTTGCGTGCCCGAACGGCAGCGATGATCGGCTGGCGCTTGGCATGGAAGATCGCGGTGCGCGCCACGGGAATGGGCAGGCGTTCGCGACCGTAGATCTGGCAGAGTTTCTGGGCCTTCACCCAGCCTATCAGGTTGGCGACATGCCAGCCCGCCGCCTGGAGCGGCACGTAGAGTTCCTTGCCCCCGAATTGGTCGACCAGCTGCAGCGTTGCGAAGGGACCGATGTGAGCCGCCATTTCCAGCATGGACTCTGGCCAGGTTGCCTGCGGCTTCGCATCCTGGGGGATCGGCAGATCCTCAAGGCGCGTCTCGGGCAAGGCGGCAAGCGACGTCACGACCGCGATGGACCTTTCGCGCGCAGCTTTTTGCCGAGCAGCCGGATAGCATCGTCAAGCTCGCGGTTCGACCAGAGCAGATGATTGATTCCAAGGTTCATCGACGAGCGAAGAAACGCGCTCGCGCCACCGCTATAGACCTTCCCCGCATCGAACAGCTTTCCCCAGATAGCCTCGATTACGGCATGGCGCTCGAGCTGCTGTATCGTCAGTCCTGCATTGGCCGGGATCATGAGAGGGTGATTGGTTGGGTTCGGCCATTTCACACCTGCGCGCGCGGCCATGGCCTTCATCGCTTCAATAATCGAGGGCGCGGCCCTGAAATCCACGAATCGGAGCGAGGAAAGACCGGTCTGTCGTGCGACAAATGCATCGAGCGCACGATCGTTCGGTTCCGCGATCTCGCCGAGCCAGTAGAGAGTCCACCAAAGCGCTCGGATCTTACCAATGTGAGGGCGCTCGGCCGAGCCGCCCAGGCCACGACCCTTCTGGTCGCGATTGAGGCGGTCGAGGACTTTCCCGATTTCATTCGGGTTCATATCGGCCATGCTGGCCTTGCCTGTCTCTTCGAGCTGGATGGCCTTTCGATCATCATCGGCAAGGCCGAGCTTCGCCGACGCCGCGCGCACCGCTCCGATCAGCTTGCGGCGACTGTCCGATTTTCCTCCTGCCGTCTTAAGCAAATTGGCGGTCGCTTTGAGGCCTCGGACATCCGTGCCCGGACCTCGGGGTCGGCCAACGCACGCTTTCTGGCCTCGGACATCCGTGCCCGGACCTCGGGGTCGGCCAACGCACGCTTTCTGGCCTCGGACATCCGTGCCCGGACCTCGGGGTCGGCCCACGCACGCTTTGAGGCCTCGGACATCCGTGCCCGGACCTCGGGGTCGGCCAACGCACGCTTTCTGGCCTCGGACATCCGTGCCCGGACCTCGGGGTCGAAACAGGCTTTGCATGGTCCACGGGCTCCTGCGACGCAATTGTCAGGTGCCTTACAGTTAGCGCGCGCCCGCAGGGTGCGCGGTTCTGTTTTTTCCGATGATAGGGTTTCCAGGGTTTTCGGATCGCGGTCGGACATGGTCAATTCCCTTCATCTGTCAGTTGGGAGAGGATTCGCCGGGAACGCTCCATCGCGCGCGCGAAAAGGCGTTCGGACAATTCGAAGAAATCGATGTCATCGGCGCGCAGCGCGATCGCCCGCGCCTCGCCGTGAATGATCGAAGTGTGGTCGCGTCCGCCAAGCGCCCGCGCGATCCGGGGAAAGCTGTAGCCATGAGCCTTGCGCGCAACCCAAATCACGGCGAATCGCGCGAAGCTCAATTCAGCCTTGCGGCCACGGCCAACGATGCTGACGTAGGTGAGGCCGGTTAGCCTGGCGGCATCTTCGACGATTCTTCGCACCGCGCCGATCTGGGCATCGCCCATGGCAAGCGGAGCAGCTTCAAGCTCCCGCTCGATGCGCGCGACGCGGCGCTCAAGGTCGGCCAGGGCGATCAATTGATGCTCACGACCTGGTTGAATGGCTCGGGCGCCTTCAACCCGCGATCGAGTGCGTCGGCCAGCATATGGGCGAAGGTGTCGAGTTGACGCTCGGAGAGCCGCACGGAAACAATGCCGACGCCAGGTGCCGCGATCATGACCGCAACATCTGTGTCGCCCGCCTCTAAAACAGGAGCGCACCCGATCCCGGAAGACCCCTTCTGGGGTCCTTCGGGCGTAATCGATGTCGGCAAATGCAAGAACGATGCATGCAGATGGTGAACGACCTTCATGCCTCGGCTCCTTCGGTTTCGATGACTTCCGGATCGGGGGCCTTTGGCGCCGCACGATCGATGAAGAACTCTTCGCGCTGAGAGACAGTCAGGCCGATCGGCGAAAGGAGTGGATGCTCCCGGCCTTCGCCCAACGCGCGCAGCGCCTTGATGATGGCGGGTTTGTCGAGACTGTGTTTGGTCGAGATGAAGGCGAGTCCGCCTTCGCCGTTACGGACAAGCGCAACGACCTCATCGACCTTTGCGCCCTTGGGCAGCTTCAGGCTTGGCGTGGTTGTGCGAATGCCAAGTAGCCAGCCAGCAATCTCGGCCGACTTTCTCTTGCCATCGGTGACGGCGTCGCCCGCGACCGCCCACCAGGCGCGAAGCCGCTTGAAGATGTCGTTGGCATAGACTTCCAGCGGCTTGATCGCTTCGTCGCGCGCCGCCTCGATCGTTGCGATCGCGGTATCGGCATCGAGCCCGAGCCGTGCGATTTCCTGGACGAGCTCGCCATAGGTGCCAATGAGGCCGATCGCCTCGGCAAGCGTCGAAGGCGCCTCCTGCGCGACGGCCTTCTTGCGTGGTGCAGACATTATGCGGCCTCCTTCTTGAGTGCGGGGATTTCGAAAAGAACGTCGGGGATCTCGGTCGGCGGGCTGACGATCGGGAGAGCCGCGTCGCAGCGCGCGCAGGTGGCGACCATGCGGCCGACGAACCACTGGGTCTGGCCGCAGCTCGGGCAGCGGTTATGCTCGCCCGAGTAGTAGAGCGAGATCTCGCCACGATCGCCAAGGACGGCGACACAGGCCGGAAGCGGCCGCTGGATGGAGACGGGATCGCTCATGACCAGGCCCCCCAGAAGCGGCCGAGATTGAAGACGGCGAGGCCGAGGAACAGCGCACAGGTGACAATGACCAGCGCGTCAGAGATCGCGAATGCCAGCGGCATCCATGCGGGCCGGAGAGGCAGGCGCATCCGCCCACGGGAGTGTGTGGATTTCATTCAATCCTCCTGGTCGATATCGGTGTTGTTGGGGCACACCGGGCAATTCTCGGCGAACTGGTGTTTCAAGAAATTGTCGGGCGTGCCGGTGCGCCTTCGGTTTCTGATGCAGGATGAAAGCGGGATCTGGTTGCCCCAGATCGGGCAGAGGACCTTGTCCGCGCCCAATTTCGACAACACGACCTTTTCGATCTCGTCGTAGGACGCATTGTACTTCCGGTTGAGGATCCGGCTCACGTTGCTCGATGTGCGATCGATCAGCCGGCCGGCGCCGCGCTGGCCGTGTTTGTCGGCCTCTGTCGCGAGCAGCCGGATATAGCGGGGCATGTCCTTGCCCCAGGCCCGCGTCGCGCGCTCGATGTTGGTCAGTTCCCTGGTCATGCCGCGGCCTCCTTCGGGATGAAGCTGGGAGCCGGGACGAGCGCCTTGCGATCGGCGGCGTGGATCCGTTGCGGAAGCGGGAAAGCCTCATCGGTGTTGGGATCGTGCATCACCGTGATCGCACGCACCGGCGCCCTGCGCCCGGTGTTGCGCACGAGTTTGTAAGTCGACACGTTCCCGGCCTTGCGGCCGCCATGATGCTGGACCTCCATATAGCCGGCCCGCACGAGCAGACCGATATAGGCCTTCGCCGCATGCGGCGGCGTACGGGCGGTCAGCGCCAGACCGGCGACATCGATGTTGCGCTTGAGGATCCGGATCGCCGTCCAGAGCCGCTGCTGAGGGTGAGGAGCTGGCCGCATCTCAAGCCCTCCGCACCGGCACATCGCCGGTCAGGACCGGGCGGTCTGCCCAGGCCGCTCGATCGATGTCCAGTGTTCCCAGTTCGTCGATAGCAACCCGTTGTGCCTTGTTGAGGTTGGCGACGATGCGCCTGGTGATGCCCTTGCATCTCTGGGTGAAATAGTCGGCGAGATCGTCAGCAACTCGAGCTTTCTGACAATAGATGTCGCGCAGGAGCCGCCCATCGTCGATTGTCGATGGCTGGGCCATGGTCGCAACCAGGATGCGGTTGTCGAACCGCTCCCACTCCTTCAGCCGCACCGGCAGCGCCTCTTCGCCGACCATCATGATCGGGACGTGGGTGGCGTCGTGAATGTCGCGGATGATGTCGACGAATTGTTTCTTCACCAGGTAATCGGCTTCGTCGAGGATGAGCGGCTGTTGCGAGAGATCGAGTCGGTCGATGATCTGGTCGACGATTTCGTAGGTGGTCTTGCGGATATGCTTGATGCCAAGCTCGTTCGCGATCGCGATCAGCAAGCTCTTGGCGGTCCAGACCTGTCGCGCCTGGATGTAGCAGGCATCGCTAAGCGAGGCGGCATGAGCACAGGCGACTGTCTTGCCGTAGCCAGAGGGCCCGTAGAACAGGCAGATACGAGGCAGATTGGCGCCCGCGTCCAACGCTTCGTTCAACGTGTCGAGCGCCAGAGACATGTTTCTCGTTGCGGCCCATTGGCCCGGTTCTTCGATTGTCATTTTACGCTCCTCAGGTGGTGGACGGTGGCGCCAAGCGCGGCGGAACTCTGCATCTTCTTGAAGCTCTTGAAGCGGGAGCCGCGGACAAATGCCTCGGCCCAGGCGAGCCGGTCGGGATCGACCTCGTATCCGGCGGCATGATCGGCGATCAGTTTCTCGGCGCGCTCGACCAGGACCTCGTCCGCTTCGCCCTTCGGCGCAGGCTGCAACGGGGTTGCAGGGGCCTTGAAGCTTTCAGTCAGAGGGGTTTCACGTGGAGTTGTGGGAAGCGGAAGCGTGGCGAGCTTGCCAGCCGCCTCGGCATCCCGCCGCAGAATGTCGCCTCTCGCCTTTTCGATGCTGAAGGCGCGAGCCTTGTTGCGCATTTCGGCGCGGGCTTCCCTCATCCAGCCACGCTGATGCGCCGCGGCCGCCGCTGCGAACTCGGCCTCCGCAACCCCCGAGCGCATATGGTTGATGGCGATATCGACGAAGCGCCCCTGGTCGTCGAACACGAACAGCGCGCCCAGATCCTCCTCGTCGCGCCGGATAGTGACTTGCTGGTCGAGGAGCCCGGCTAGTGCCGGACACCAATATCGTCCGCGCTTCCAGACGATCCCGCGCTTGGTGACGGTGTGCGTGCCGACCAGTGCCGAAAGCGCGATTATCAGTTTGTCCTCATCCGGGGCGGCAGCGGACTTGACTGGAGACGCCATGTAACGCCGCATCGGCGCCATGCCGGTCGATGAATGGACGCGCTGGTGATATTCGCCGTCGAGCCAGTTGGTGATGATCTCCTGAAGCTGCTCTTCGTCGAGCTCGGGAATGATCACGGCGCGCCCGGTTTCCTTCTTGGCGCGGCCGCGCAGCTTTTGTGCCTCGGCGACGCTATGGCCGATATAGCCGGGGAGCAGCTCGAAGCGCTGGCGGGTGAGTGTGCCGAAGATCCGTTCGATATGCGGTTTCTTGTCGCCGCTGCCCGGCGCCACGCGATGATGCTCAATGCCGAGCGAAGCAAGCGCGGAGACGATAGACGCGTTGATGAAGCCCGAGCCGTTGTCGGTCTTGACCATCTCGGGCAACACGCCCCAGGCCTTGATCGTCTCGATCAGTAGGCGGCGGACCGACTGCCCGCTTTCCGAAGGCGCAATCATGAAATTCGCACGCCTGGACCAGACGTCGACCAGGCCAAGGATCTGCCGGCGCCCGGTCTTGAGGATCACGTCGATCTTGGTTGAATCGAGCTCCCACACCTGGTTGGCATGGGTGAGCCCCCCATCGGCCCGGCCAAGCGCGACACGGTAGCGAGACTTGTAAAGGTCCGGATCGCGGAAGCTCTCGAGCACCGGCCTGTGCCTGGCTTCGGTCGAGACGATGAATGCGCGCAGTGTGTCGATGTGCGGCAGCTCGCCGAACTGGCCTCGAAGAAGCTCCATGATCCGGGTTGCCGCAATCTTTTGCGTCGCGAGGATATGCATCACGGCATCAGCGACCTGCGGGTTGCGAGAGAAATAATCCGTGCCCTTCGGCCGTCCGACGGAGCGACGAATATCGTTTGCGGCCTTCGGCGCGGGCTCAGGGAGTGACGGAGTCATGCGCCGGACAAGTTCAGCGCGCGCCTCTTCGGGAAGCGAAGATATATTGATCAGGAGGCGACCGTCCTGCTCGATCGCATGCCAGCCATACCGATCGCGCAGGCGATTGATCGAGCGCTGTGTTCCAGGAAGCCCTGGGAGGCGAAGCTCGGCCAGCTCGCGCGCCGAATAGAACTGGCCGAGGGCAGCCGTCATTGCGCCGCCTTCGCCACTGGCGGCAGGCCGACACGCGCGCGCGCCTGATCAAGCATGTAGGCATCGATCGCGTGGCGGATGTCGGCGGGCAGGCTGGCCGTCAGGTAACGCGCCTCGCCCCTCGGCCCGTCCTTCTTGGGCCAGCTCTCGGCGAGTGCCCGCGCGGCAAGCGCCTTGCGCGGCAGGCCGGTCATGACGATCATGGCGGATACGGTCACCCGATCGGGCGCGGGCCTTGGCGCAGGCGATGCCGGATGATCGAACCGGTCGACCTGCTCGATCTTGCCCTCGGCGATCAGCTGGTGAAGGAAGCGATAGATCAGGCGCCGGCCCCACCAGCCGACACCCTCCTGCATCTCGCGCATGGTCGGGCTTGTGCCGTGTTCGGCCACATGGCGGCGGATGACGCCGTGGAGCTTTTCAGGGCTTGGCGGGGTGGGAAGTTCCGGCCCAAGCCGCTGCCGGTTATTTTCGGACAGGAGATCGAGAGCGATTTCGCGCGGCTCCGCCTTCTCGAATCGCCATAGTTCGTGCCGGTTAAAAATGGCAAAGCCCGGATAGAGCGCCTCCTGCATCGCGCCGATTCCGGCCCAGAATGCTCGCGCCTGTTCCTCCTCTCCCTTGACCAGACTACGGTTCCATTCGAAGAAGGAGCGCAAAACGCGCGCGCGCATCGTGCGCCGTTCGGCATCGAGGAACACGCGCCTGCTCACCGGGCACATTCTCCCCGGCGCGCAAGTTCGGCGCGCAGTTCCGAGGACGGAACGCCATCGAACGGATTTTGCGGGACGGTCTCGATCGATCGATGGCGCCCGACGGTCCTGCGGATCTTGCCCTGCGCCTCGAGCGCCAGGACCATCCGATGGATCGCACTCTTGGCCTTTAGGCCCAGAGCCTCCCGAAGTTCGTCATACGACGGGCTGTTTCCGATGATTTCGATATACGTTTCGATATAGCTGAGCAGCTGGGATTGGCGCGGGGTCATCGGGCGAGCGCCTCGATATCGGCGATGTGCGCCGTAACGTGGCCGTTCAGCCTGTTGCGAATGTCCTTGCCGACGGGGAGCGCGTCGATCGCGACCAGAAGGGCCTTGGCACTCTCCATGGCTGGCGAGACATTTGGCTGAACCTCGGGTTCTGGCTCCGGCTCAAAAGGCCAAAGGTCCTCGACTGTGCAACCGATGCGATCGGCGATCGATTGGCGAAGCCCATCAGTCGTGTACAACACGAACATTGCACCCGGAATTTCCTTCGGCTTGTAGAAGCGCGATTTGTTTGCGCGGCCCAGTTGATAGAGTGCGACCGGATTGAGGAAGCTATTCCGCTGCCAATGCTTGAGGACAAGCTCGAAACGCCACTCAACTTCGGTTCGAAGGTCTGCCTTGGCAAGCACCGCCTTCCTAAGCTCCGTAACCCCTTCAAAATTAGGCGGCAGCTCACAAGCGATTGCGACCAGACGGGACCAGAGATCCTTGGGGCGATAGAAGCCATTCTCATCACGGGGGATGTCGGCAATTTTCAAGCCGCGCCCAATGAAGGTCCGCTGATCCGGCAGTGGCTTTAGCGGAGCGCGCTTGGGATTGACTATGCTGTCTATTGCAGTGTCGATGTCAGACATCACTTGGCCCCCCTTGCGCTAGCGTAGTTCTCACGTGGTTGGGGAGAGAGCCGATGGCCGTTCTTGGAATAGCGGGATGGCCAAATGTGTTCGGGCCTAATCCCAAGCGCCTTTGCGATCGCTATCTCGGCCCTGCGATGCGGACGCCGACAAGCCGCTGTAGCGGAGCAGGCGGGAAGCCTGTGTTGCGCCTCGAATTGCTGAAGGCTACCATAGCGAATTCGCAATAGTGCCTTGATTTCTTCCGGATGAGGGGAATTTACCATGTTTGTGCCTCGTCCACTCATTTTTGTCGTTGTAGTGCATAATCTGGCACAGATATGGGTGTCAAGGCCCAAGTATGGAAATTCTGATGTCAATCGATGATCTAGAGAATCAAGGGATCGGCTCCCGGCTCGCGAAGGCAGTTGTTGGTATGACGGTGGCCGAAGCCGCTCACATTGCTGGATGTTCCCAAAACACCTTTAGGCGCTGGCTAAAGGGGGAAGTCGCCGCCGACGCTAGGGGCCTTGCTCGAATCGCGTTCAAGACCGGCAAGTCCTTGATGTGGCTCGTGACCGGAATCTCTGACGAATCAGGTGACGAGCTGACAAGGATGGAAGAGATCGGCTACGTCCCGCTGGGGGTTCTAGATATTGAGGCCAGCGCCGGGCCAGGGAAGACAGCGTTGGAAAGCGATCCTCTATATTACGTGGGATTTGACAGGGAATGGCTGCGCGGCGTCATTCAGGATCCTGCCAAGGTAAACATACTGAGAATTCGAGGCGACTCGATGGAGCCCGAGTTGAAGACCGGCGATCACATTATGGTAGATCGCAATGATGAGATTAATAGAGCCCGCGATGGCATATACGTTTTCAGGCTGAATAATCAGCTTGTGGTTAAGCGGCTAAGAATGGGTGGAAAAAGAACGGCGGAGTTGATTTCGTCAAATGAGGCATATGATCCGGTAATTGTGGATCTTTTCACAGATGATTTTAAGATTGTTGGCCGCGTTGTTTGGGTTGGGAGGGTGATTTGATGGCACAGGTAGTTGTTCAAGATTCGACGGCGGGTCTTCGCAAATGGACCAAGCGCATATTGATCTCGATCTTCGTTGTGCCCATCGCATTTTTCGTGCTGTTGATATTGAGCACGAAGTGGATCACCCGGAACCTGACGCCAGAGCAGAAGCAAGAGGCGAATCGCCAAGGCGAATTCCGGCGCAGCTCCGAATTCGTCCCCCAAGCTCTGCAGTTCACGCTCTTCGACGCAAGCTCTGCTCGCTTTACCGGTCAGTATATGGGCCACGCTGCTGATGGCAAACCTGACGGCAAAGTGGTGTGCGGAATGGTGAATGCCAAGAACCGTCTTGGCGCCTATACCGGCTTCAGGCGTTTTGTCGTTTCATTCTCGGACATGATCGCGGAGATCGAGCCCCCGGAATTCCAAAATGGCAGCGCGGCGGCCGCCAACTTTAACGCAAGCTGGAGCACCCACTGCTGACGCCTCCCAAATCTGAGCCCCATAAAAGCCCAACAAGCCCCACCGACGCTTCAGCGGCATTCCGCTTGGTCCAGAGCATTCGACCCCTCTGGGCAGCGCTGCCCGGGGCAAATTGGGCCATTTTAGTCGAGACCCTCAAACCCCCGATGCGTCGCACAGCCCCCTGACCCCGATTTGTCCATCGCCGAGCGACTTTCTCCTCGCCGCGACCCTAAGGCCGCGGCGGGATCGGCAGATTGGGTTTCGGCCCCATGTTGAACCCGGCGAACATTTTCATCTGCTGCCCGTTGCCGAGATCTCCTCCCGAGCAGTTGAGCATCTTGTCGATGCAGTTGCCCGACCAGAGAGCCATGGCCTGATCGTCCCAGGCGCCGAACCAGTCGGCGTGGATGGTGGAGCCAGGCTCCATCGGCATGCCGGGCATGTCATCGGACGAGAAGCGCAGCGTGTTGGCCTTGTATGTCCCGTCCCAGACGCCAGAACGATCGACATCGGCGCCAATGGTATACCAGGCGCCGATCGTGAAGGTTGGGATCACATAAGGGTGCGTCACGGGGCATTGCGCATAGGCCTGGCCGATATAGGCGGAATAGGCGACGTGGCTGCGATGATCGGCGGAATCGAGGTTCTTGCCATCCCAGCATTCCGGCGCGTTGATGATGACACCGAGCTGCGCGCCGGCCGGGCAGTTCTTCAGCGCGGTCTTCAGCGTGTTGTAGTGCGCTTGCGTAACGCCGCTGCCCTGGCAGTTGAAATAGGCGGCGCCCGTTGGCGCCTGGGCAAGATCAAGCATGTTGCGCCCGAAGATGAAGCGCAGCCCGCGTGGCAGGTTGACGCAGGCCTTCCCAATCTTGGCGCACAACGGATCGGTTGCCGGGCGTCGCTTGTAGTAGATCGAAACATAGTCGGGCTGGATGACGACGCTGCCGTTCATCAATGCCGGCATCCAGTAGGCCGAGCGATTGAGCGGGCTATTGCAGGTCGAATTGCCGGTCGTCCTCAGGCTCGCATAGGTCGAATTGGCGTCGGCCCCGGTGTTGCCGAAATACTGGTGCAGATGCGATTTGCCAGGTTGGCCCGGATAGACGACGGGATCGTCATAGGACAGATGGCTGGGTGTGCAGATGAAGCGGAAGGCGCCGACAACGTCTGGCGCGGCGCTCGGCGGAATGGCACCGGTGCCCCACGATTTCACATATTCCGGCGCCGTATCGAAATTGCTGGGGATCGGCGCAAGGCCTGTCGTGGGCACGACATCCGGCACAGGCGGCGGTGGCGGTGG